TCGGTGATCGGCAAGAGCCGCCGGGGAAATGACCGGGCACTTGTTAACGCCATCATCGATTATCTCAAAGAGCATCCTAAGCTAATCATCATCGACGAAGCACAGCACCTTCTCTTGAAAGCAATCGAAAACCTCCGTGCAATCAACGACGCAACGGAAACCGGGATGGTGCTGTGCGGAAACCCCACAGTTTACGACCAAATGCACGGCAGAGGACAAGCACATTTCGCCCAGCTCTACAGCCGCATCGGGATAAGGAGGTGTATTGACAATCCCGATATGGACGATATCAAAGCCATCTTCGCCCCCTACGATCTTGACAGCGAAAGCCTCCGTTTCCTTCATAAACTGGGGCTGCAATGGGGCGGAATCCGTAACTGTATCAAGATATTCAACATGGCGCAGGAAATGGCGCAAGGGTCAAAGGAGCCCCTCTCCGTTGGGCACCTTGAATCCGCATACGACCTCAGAAACGGCAACCAATGAAAAGGGGCTTGGCAGTCTGGCCACTGCCATCCCCATTATAGCACGGTTCACCCTAATTTGCAAACAGAAAGGAACGGTGATTATGGGAACAACATCAACACAGCCCGTCACGCAAGCGCAGCTTCGCAAGATATATGCAGAGGCGCGTGACGCAGGGCTCGACAACGATTATCTCCATGAGCTAATACGCAGCATTCACGGCAAGGAGAGCTTGAAAGAATTAGAGAAATGGGAAGCTGCCATGCTCATAGATGCGCTGGTTGAAATGAACGGCGGCGCGGATCGGCCTGGAATGATTACCGAGCGGCAAGCCTGGATGCTGGCAGAATACCAACTCAAGCTCGGTTGGACGGATGAACGGATGCGCCGCTTTGTCAAGAAGTATGGTCATGTGGAGTTTGTCCACTGGCTCACCAAACAGGGAGCCTCAAAGATTATCGAAGCCTTGAAGAACATCCACGCAAAACAGCCTAAGGAGGAAATTAGCAATGCTCAATAAACTGGTTATCGATTCGATGCGCGACAACTTTAATGAGACTTTTGGTCGGCTCAGCATGCGCAGTACTTACCTAAAAGAGGCCATGGAGAACGTTCGGAAGAATCCGGGTATCATGAGCCTGACCCAGGCGCAGAGAGATGATATCGAAGATGAACTCTATGTTGTGATGTCTGCGTCCAGCGTTCTCGGCTACTACATCGGCTTGCACGAAGGTGCGGACATGATCCAATCCCTCTGCTCCGGCGATCTCCCGGAGAAGCTGCTTGATGCATTTGGCGAACTGAGCCCCTACTGCGGACAGCCCCTGTAAGATGCGTTATCCCCCCGTTATCACGCGTGATAACGGGGGGATTTTAGTGTTCATGAGGCAAGAGCCGCTGCCCTCTAAAACGGCTCACAGTGGCTCAGAGCGGCTTACAGGGAGCCACCGCCATATCGTTTCACATCGTCAGTGGTCAAACCCAAAAGCTCATGCGCACGGGAACAGGTTTTCCCATCCTTGAGCGTCAGCGGCTCAAAAGCAATCTCCCCCATAGGAACCACCTGAGGTGCAGATTTAACCCAGCTCTTGAAGCTCTCCAGATTCGTCATAGCGGAGCTGAACGCCCAATCCTTCTGGAAAGGCATAATCTTTCCTGCTTTCAATGCAGTGAGCACGGCTTCATCAGCCTTATCCTTATGCGCCTCAAACCGCAGGGAGTTGACTTCCAGTGACAGAGCATTGCGAGCCTGGATCAGCTCTGCAATCTGGCTTGCGATATCTGCAACAGGCGCATCGTTAGGCAGTTTCAACATTTCGCGCAGCGTGTTGATGAATGCATCTACATCTACCTTCTCATCGTTGCCGGAGCTGGAATGCTGCTTGCTATCATCTTCGCCCATGCCGGTGCTCGGTACTTCATCACGGTTTGAAGGTTTCGCAGAGTTGACAATGGCTGTCATACCATCAATTGCGGGAGTGTTTGTCAGAGCAACAGAATGGAGCTTCAACGCCTTTCTATCATTCTCTCTGACAGAAACCACCGGTGACAGGTATCTGTATTCCTTCTTAGCAAGGTATTGTGCTGCTCGTGCCGTCCATTCAACAGACCCGTAAATGCCATCGGGTCTCATGGATAAGGCTTTAATCCATCCTGCGGCAGGGGCTTCGACATTATGCAAGGTCTGATGCTCGTAATCAATGGGAATATCAACACCATGAGACTTGAAATGTCCCAGGATGCTCAGGAACGATTCATCATCAACCAGAAAGTTCCCTTTTTGGCTTTTCACCAGTCCCAGAGGAAAGAGCTTGATCTCCTTGGGAAGGTTTCCCCGATCCGATTCCAGAGCATTGACAACGGGAATCAATACGGTACGATTCATTGATTAGCCCTCCCCAGTCGAGCCGTCAGAACCATAGGCAAGCTGCCACAGGCCGAAGCCTGCATTGCAGCGCATATCTGCGCCATAGATGTATTCGTTGTTGAAGAATACATTGTCGTCGCTGGGACTGGTCTTTGCGACCAAAGCAGGCTTGCGCCGATTCTGGAAGATGAAAGGCTTGATTACCTTCGCCGTACAGAGAAGGAACCACATATCAGGATTCCGCACCAACTCCGGCGCAACCAGAACCTCGGCAGTGCCTTTGTAGATGTTCGTTTCATGGTTGATTTCCTCGGCATACACGATACGCCGTGCAGCAGCCTCATTCTGCGGAGACACAACCAGCAGATCCGGGACAATGTAGAGCGGCTCACCCGCATCATCAACCAGAGACATCATGGACGCACGGGCAGCACCATAGCTTGCGGGCGTGAGTTTGTCAGTACCCTTGTTGCTCTGTTTCTCCTCTTTCTGGGCGTACAGATAGGGGTGTGCGTCGGAAATGAAGGGAACACCATCATAACCATGCTCAACAAAGCTCCTGGGCAGCAGGCCAAAAACCAGCTTATCAGGATGCTTGCGGGAACTTTCCGCGAGATCCTGAATCATGGGCTTGTAGACACCGATTCGGTCATCCTCAATATCATTGCGGCTAACCGAAACAGTTTTCTCAAACAATTTGTTCTTGATGGTGTAAGTGTGTGCCTTGAGATTGCGGATTACTCTGGAGCCGACCCACTCTCTCATGCTGGGCATCGCACCCAACCATGCGTAGTTTTCGTCGTTTGCTTCGGAGGGAACCTCCATAGCGATTTTGGGATAAAGAACAGTCGTTTCTTCATAGGTCTTGTTAAAAACCGTGTTGAAGCTGCTGTAAATCTCCCGAAGCGAGCTTGTATTTACGATCATACTTGATCCTCCTTTGCTTTTCGACCAGCAGCGGAGCTCGTCGCTTTCTGGCCTATGATTTGAACCCATCTCTGACTAACGTTGTACTTCCGAGCAAGTTCGTCCACATTGTATCCGTTGAATTCCTCGCGGATTTTCTGGTCACGCAGCGGACGCAGCATCGATGCTTTCTGCGGAAGATAAAACGTGGAACCTCCAACCAATGAAGCCAGTCTCAAAAGATTGTCCGTCCCGATTTCTTCTGCAATTGCCCGACACATTCCCTCCGGCAGCATATCAAGGGTGAGCTCTGTTTCCCATTCTTCCAGCATGGTATCAACCACCTTCCTGCAATGCACTTGCGCTTTTATTGTAATTCTGCTTCTGTAATTCTTACATACGAAGCACTTCACAGAAGTAATTCATAGTACAAAGCGGCGTAAATGCGACACAATATGGACGAAAGGGGGAAAACATATGAGAATGTTTCAAGTTGACAGGCTTAAGTGCAAGCCAGAGCTTGTGGCGATGTTGATTCAAGGCTATACACTTCATGAAATAGCTGAGTTTGTCAACCAGCGCGGTGAGGTATGCTCCCAATCTTCGATTGACCGATATCTGAAACGTAAATTGATCGAAGGGCGCATTTACACCGACGGCAGTATTGAGATAAAAGAAAGAGAAGGGCATCAGACCAGAGCGATCCGATACTCTTCTCAGGGTGGTGCTTACATAGTAAGCTCGATTGAGTTGTCATAAATATGTGTTGGCTGAGTAGGTAAAAAACTTTCCCAGTTTACCCCAGACCAGTCCCACGCATTACCAAAGTATCCCAACGTATCCCAACGTATCTAGCCGTATCCCAGTATTTCACGGTTTGTATGTCGCATATTCACGGTTTACAGAGAGTATTACATCCTCCCTGGCCTGCGGCCATCCCCCCTCATAAATGCGGGGGGCAAGAAAAGCACCTTTTTCGACAGTATGGGAAGCGCGTCAATAATCCGGATGGGCGGAGGGGTAGAGGGCGCGCTCCAGGTCGTCCAGCCAGTCTGCCTGACCCATGTGGGAAAGACTGACGATCCGCACTTTGCCGTCCTGAACACCGATGCCCAGAGTGGTGTCCAGGGATTCTCCCTGATAAGTGAGGGTAACACCGAACTGGACGTGCCAGCCGTCATTCTCCCAGAGCCGGTAGGCTCCCTGATAGCCGGTGTAATCGAAGCAGACCACGTCTTCCAGTTCCTTCAGGTCGGCAGCATAGCTTTTTGCCATGAGGTCTAGGAACTCCTCCTCGGTCATGTCGGCCACATAGTCATAGGCGGTATGGGTCGAGGTGTAGAGGTACTGGGCTTCGGCCTCCAGATCCAGCTTTGCCTCTTCGTAGACAAAGGCGGGAACCAGGTCGAAATGGCTGCAGTATTCAGCGGCGGTGTCATAGCGGCGGCCTTCACCGGTGACGAAATCCCCCCAGGGAGTGGTAGTTTTTTCATAGCGGTCGCCATCCAACCAGTACTGTCCCCCCTCCTGCTGGACGGCGGAGGGATCCACGGCGATGACCTGCTCCCACAGTTCCACCGGGAGCATGG